CTACGGTTAAAGTGTCTTTAGTTGCAACTAAAGTTTGTTGCAAAAAGTCAACGGCGCTGGCAGTCCCAAGGGTGTAATCTGCATCCGTAATAGATTCAATAACGGTGTTTATTTCGGCAGATATAACGGAAGTAGTGACAGTTTCAATCAAACTCCACGCTTCATCGTCAAACATTCTTCCTTTGATATTAATTACCACCGTGGTATCTACTCCATTAATCGAATCCAAACCAACTTTAATGTAATAATTAGCTGGCCATGCTTTATTAACAGTAATATTATAAAGCAAGGTGTTCTGATTGATAGTAAGGCTATCAACTGCAAGCCCGGTATAATGCCAGGTAACAGAGTTGGCTTTTTCTGGGTCTGCCTGAAGTACTTTGTCAGGTTCAATTGTCCTAATTTGAGCGGTGCTTACCAATGCTACAAAAGCAAGTACTAAAAACATGATTAACCTTTTCATATTATGCCTCCTTTGCTTTGATTGGTTTCAAACTCGCAGATCCTTTTTTAACAAGCTTTTCAGCGTGCTGCTCGGTTACAACATAGGCTTTCCCGGTTTCCAATTTTGCCTTTTCAGTCCCGTAGACTGTTACCATTTTTTGAGCTTCCATTATGCCTCAATTACTTTGGTTAATGATTCCAATACGGTTGGTACGCTTAACTTAACCCAACCAACTTTTGAGCGGGTAGTAAGCTTTAAATTAGAGTACACCTCACCGATTATGGTTTCTTCATTGTCGATCAATTGATCGCCATAAACACCACGGCGGAGAATGAAATTAGTATGCTGTTCCGGAATAATTCCAGCAGTACCAACCAAAATAGTTCCAGCAGTAATTTTGTTGGAAATAAAAGGAGTTAAGCCACTGAAGGCTACAGCTTCAGGAATATAAGTAATGTCACCATCGTTATTCTGGTGAATCATTGCTTTTGCAGCATCGGCAGGGTTTAACATCACAATATCAGCATCATAATTGTTATCTGATACTTGAAGCTTTCCGGCTGCAATTACTTCAGCAACTCCGGGAGCTACGAAGAAATCATCCAGCGAGGTAGTGGTATAAGAATTTGCCCAGGCTAAAATATCAGCTTGCACACCATCATTCCAAAGCCTGATAACATTCTGTTCAAACATATTCACAATGTCCAAAAATAGTTGGTCAAAGTCCATTTCTGCCTCTGATGTAAATTCAATTCGCCCGGTGTACTTCTTACGGGTCGAAGACCTCCAAACAAATGCTTTATCAATCAATTTCTTTTCACCACTTTCAGAGGTAACGCCTGCCAAAGTAGTTGATTCATCGGCCTGTTCTTTCCAGTTCCACGATTGAGGAACTTTGGCAACTTGACGACCTCCGATAGCATCAATGATAAAGTTAGCAGGGTATTTAATAACTACCAATTCGGTATCATCAAAATAATTTGGGTTGTTGTGAGCGGCTGCACCTGTGACAATTGTTGAAGTTGTCATTTTGGCGGCTGCACCACGAACAGCGCGGAACTCTAAAGCCCAAGCATTGTTTGTTCCTTTAGCTCTAATAATTTCATCCTTTTTGTCTTCCAACATTTGACGGAGTTTAAACCTGTCATCAGGTGAAAGGTTGCGTTTTGCTTTGGCTTCAAGATCATCGACCTTTGAACCAAGTGAGCGGACAACAGAAGCAAGGGTTTCACCTTCAGGAACTGAACCTAAAAGTTTTTCAATGTCTCCAAGCTTTTTATTCCGTTCTACCCTTTCCTCTTGCAAGGCCGCTTCAGTAGCTTCCCATGTAGAAGAGTAGAAATTTACTTCCTGTTCGGTTAACGGTTCTTTGGCCTTTGACCGAACGATTTTTAAAAAATCTTCTTTTACCATTTTTAAAATTTTTTAATCAATTGTTCAAATAAACTCGTATCGTTCTTAGGCTTCGATTTTTCAATCTGGGTACTCAAAGCCCGTTTAACTTCTATTTGTGCGCCTATATCTTGCGGTACTGGTGCAAAAGATAATGACGTGGGTGTCCATAAGTCAGCATAATAAACCGGAATTTTACCGCTTTCCCTGACTACTGAATAATTAGTAATATCACCTTCGATGGATACCGTTTTGATAATTCCGTTTTTAATGTCTTCTTTCAATGCCTCGTCTGCCCTTGCGCCGAATTTAACACGAACAACCAATCCGCGAGAATCAAACAGATATGAATTAGTTATACCCAGTGTATTAATGGCTGTTTGATTCCATGGGTGATCATCAAAAATTGGCAGACCTGAATCTAACCTACTTGTATCAATATTTTCTTGTGCTGTCCTTAATACCTGGTTAAAGTATTCGCTATTTTCCCAACTATAACGAAGCTGCCCATTTTCAGCAGGAACGGCGACGGCTTCAAAATCAAAATCGTTTGTTTCAGTTGTTGCCGGGGTTATTTTTGCCCTGCATATTTGCCGTTCGTTATCTTTTTTATCCTTCTGTTCCATATTCTGAAGTATATAAGTTATTTATAGATGTTGTCACGTCCAATTCAGGACTTAACATTTTAATCTTTTCAATGTTGGTGAGCTTCTTTAGTGTCAAATCCTCCTTGTCAGATTCATTCTTAGTCAACGCACTAACACCAGTTGAATCAAACATAATCTTTGTGGTCGATGGAAATCTAAACAATTTAGTGAGGTTTCCGCAAACTGTATTAGCCATTGAAAGCAAACCATTTTCCCAAACAGATTGTTCATTTTCAGCTTGATTGTCATAAGTTGAATGATCCTTTCGTGGTATTAATCCGGCGGGTATCTGGAATGGTGAAGCTATTTTAATAGAACATTCCAAAGTCTCTTCAAGCGGCATTAACTCCGAAATTGTCGCCAATGTCTTTACAAATTCAATCGGAACGCCTGAGATTCCCCATATATTTTTGCGTCCTGTTAATCCGTTACGGCTATTAATGTCTGTCAATATTGCATCCCTTTTATTTTCACCTGATATAACGGCCTCAAAGTCAGAATTGCCGGAACTACTTAAAACCTTCCGTGCTAAATAACCGGCAGCTCCGTTGTTTGCGTACACATTGTAACGGGCAGAATACACAGATAGTAATATGTCAATTGCCTTATTGGCTTTCCAAAGTATCCCATCAGATAACACCATCGAATTAGACCTTTTTTTAAACCCTAAATTGTGAAGTTCAAAGTTATTAATATTCAATTCATTGCGCTGTATTCCTCCCTCATTGTAATAAATTCGCCTTATCAACTCATTCCATGACCTTATATTAAGCGCTGAAACGTTTGTAAACTCATCCAATTGAACCAAATTAGGCTGCAAAACGTCCCACCTTTCAATAGATGATGGTGTAATTTGAGAGTAAATTGATGGTACAGTAAGGTAATTATAGGCATTACCATCCAGTAGACTAAATACGTATGAATAAATCAAATCTGAAAACGAATATAGAGGGTTAATCCCGTCGCTAATGAATCGGTTTAACTCAGTGTTTTTTATTTCTGTTCCTGATTTTGTGGCAATATAAAAGCGGAGTTTAGAAATTCTGTCAGCGTAAAAATCCATGGGGAAAAACAATTCCGGGACAGAATTGGAAAGTACAAATGAGTTTGTAGCGGTGAATTTTTCAGGGATAACAATGTTACCTAAATTCTTAGTTTCCCATTCTTCAAGGTTGTGAACCTCTGTTCCTGTTTTACCAAACCACCAATTTGAAAGTCTAGACATATTAAAGATATTATAATCTTTTAATCTTTATTTTGACAAATGTACAAAAAAAGATATAATACTCTATTGTCCGTAAATAATTTTGTGAAATTTTAGTTTGATGATGTTGGCAGCGGCGCACAAAACATCTATTGAATCTATTTTGTGTTTATTGTCCCCGTCCTTCAGATACCCGGTTGCATCGTTGATGAATGAAAGGTATTCAGCATTTGACTTATAGTTAATGTCAAAAACAAAATACTTTTTCACAAATTCATAATGCGATAATATTCTGGTCTCTTTATTGATCGATGAATTATAGGGAACTAATTGAACGTTCTTTGGAAGCTTATTTTTGACCAGCAAGACAGCAGCCAGCCCAACGCCGTTGCTTTCAAAAAAGGCATGCTCACAACCTGTTTCGATTATCTTTTCCGGGATGCGTTCTATATTGGCTTCAATCCCATAGGTTGAATGAATCACATCTTTAACAAATACAACTATTCGCCCCTCTATTTCAGCTACCCAAATAAAAGGATTACTGTATTTGTCTCCCCCCGTGTCTGCCGGGTCAGAAATTGAAAATTTCCAAATAATACAACTATCAGGAATGTTCGATAAGTCCTGAAACTTCAATTGAGATTTTGGAAGTAAAACCCCTTCCGGCTCTTGAATCCATCCACCTAATACGATGTTTTCATAGTTTACAGGGTCTTCTATCTTCATTCGCTCATAATCTGCAAGGATGTTTTTAGGCATTTTATTTAGTGAACAATCCAAATAGCTGGAATGAATATACATCACATTGTCAATAATGCAATTTTCACCACCTTCTAAACCTTTCTTTTCGAAAAATTCCTGAAATATCCAATGGTCCTTAGTAGTCGGGTTAAGGATGAGAATTGAAAGGTTTCGTTTGTCGGTATCCCTGATTGAGTAAAATATCTTTTTGAAGGTTGCCAAGTCTGGCAGTTCCTCAGCTTCATCATTGACAAAACAGTTAAACCCTGACAAAGATTTAAGGTTTGCAGTCTGTGACTTTGCCCCCGGCTTAATACCTTTGAATGCTATTCTATTATCTTTAAATTTTATGTGGCCTTCAGTATCGATTAACTCACCACCTAAATCAAGCAAGTCAATTTTATCTGAAATTTCAGGCTTAACAGAATCTATGATTGTGCTATTCGTGTACCTGGTGTAAAGTGTGTTCCATTCATACCACCTGAGCGCGGTTAATGTAAAAATAGAAACGGTGTATGATTTGAGTGAGTACCGACCCCCGGTAATTATGACAGTGTCTACTTCTGAATACTTGCCAGTAAGCAATTCAAAAAGCGGTTGAAATTTAATAGAAATATCAATTTCATTGTTATTCACTATTGAGATTTTTGAAATTGAATATAGGTTGAGTAGTCTTTATTTCGCCGGAATGCTCCAACTCTGTTTTTTCCTTGTAGTCTGAATTGTTGGTTAAAAGTAATTTAATCAACGCCACATTAAAACCACCTGCCAACCCGTGTGTTATGTACTGCTCTGTTATTTTTCGCTTCGCACGTGAAACAATGTGGAAATACTCTTCGTAACCTTCCTGTTTTTGATAGTTCAATAGTGTTTTCCTGTCAATATCCAAGTGTAAGCATAGACCTTCTATTGTATATGGCCTTTGTGTTTTTTTTAAAACCTCTTCACCGTCTTTTCCTACCCAATTTTGTTCCTCAAGGGGGTTTAAATCACATTCTTTAAAGTATTCATCAATATAATTTTGAAGGTCTTCAGGTGTTTCGAATAGTTTTGAGCTTCCTGAATTGCCTATTGCGAATTTATTGCCTATTGGTGCTGCCATTTTTACATTTTTCTATTTTGACAAACATTTTTTATCTGATTCAAAGCGGAAAGGGTTTTTATTTGATCAGGAGTATAGCGGAGAACGGTCCATCCTAATTCAACCGCCCTATTATACTTTTCCATGTCATTAACAAAACCTTTCCCCCTGGTATGTCTTCCATTGGTAAACGCTCCCCCTTCAATTTCAACGGCTGTTTTTGTTTCTTCATTTGCATAATCAAACCTCCATTTTCTTTTGTCATCAAATTTTAGTTCTTTGACGAATTCAAAGCCGGTGAACGATTTAAGAATTTGAAGTAACATATTTGCTTTTTGACAAAAGTACAAAAACATTTCTATCTTTGTACTTTCTTCTTTTGATTACACGACTTTCAGGGCTGCTCAATCGGGCGGCCTTTCTTCTTTAAAACATTTTTGTTTGCGTATCTACGTCAAAACGTTTTTTTACGTCTGAAAGGTTTTTAATGGACTGTTTAAAATAGCTGTCTTTTAATTCAATTCCAATGGCTTTCCTGCCCATTGACACAGGAGAATAAACCTCACTACCAACTCCCATAAATGGAGTTAATACAACTTCTCCGGGATTAGACCACAATTCAACACAACGATCAATAACATCTAATTGAAGAGGGTGAACATGCTTTTCGTCGTCTTCATCCTTGCTTTCCTTGTATCGCAATACCTCATCAATACGAATGTCGTCCCACACAGAAGAGGCATATCTCTGCCATGTCAAATGACTAAATTTATTTTCTTTCGGATCACCTTTAAATCCTGCCCATTTCTTTTTAAAGTCCTCATAGTTTCCATATGTTTCTTCATGTTCCGGTAAAAATGGTCGGCAACCGGCATAATGAGTTAATCCGAAAGGATGAGTTACCGGAACGTCGTTTATCCCATGTTTTTTGAATACCAAAATATAGTCAGGCATTGCGGTAAAACATTCTGTTGAATCTTCTACGATAAGCTTGTGCATCAATGATCTTACCATAGTTCTCATTCTTACCTTTAAAGGCTCTTTCCAAATAGTGATCTGGTCTTTCCATTCACA